CGTTGTGATTGTTCTGTAGGACTAGATGTTATAGAAGCAACCTCTGCTCTTGGCAATAACAACCGCAAACGTTGGGCTACAGCATCTCCCACTCCGTTAGCATCAACACCAACAGCCAAAACGTCATAGTTAGAAAGAAAAGCAACGATTTGGTAATACTGCTCTTCCCAGTCATCTCCTTGAATTTCTAACCAATTTAAAACACGATGTTCAAAGTACCCAAACTCGTCTGGTCTATCCCAATCAACCCACACAACCGTAATTACTGTTGAGTCTAATTTACGAGCAGGGTCAATGCCAACGACAACTGGGGTTTGATGCCATACCTTTACTAGTTCTTGAGAAGTGTCTCCTAAATCATCCATAACTCCAGAGGTAACAAACATTCCTCTTTCAAGTAGCCATTTACAACAATATGACATTTGGAACTCGTCTGAGTCTTCGCCAATACGCAGCATTTCTTTTTTAATAAACTTTTGGTAGTTTTCATTGAACTTAGATACTTCTTTGTAATCCCATTGAAAATGATTTTGTCTTGCTGCACGTGTTGTTTGACGACGTTTGTTTAACTGAATGGCTCGATAAAAGTTGTTTTTACTAGTTGTTGGTGTGCCTGTTTTAACCATAGTTCCTGCGTAGTAAGCAAGCATTGGACTAATAGATTTAGATACTACAAAATCATCTGCTTCTTGACACTCGTCAATAACAATCAAATGAAACGACTTAGATTCAATTTTTGCACGAGGGTTAGCAGTCATCATTGTGATTGTTGAACCAGATTTTTTAAGTTTAATCATTCTGGTAACTCCACCAATACGTGCAGCAGAGTCATCAATTTCAGGGTCACCAAGAATTTCTAATGCACGTTCAGAGGTAAGTCGCGTTACTGTACGACCAAATAATGTTTCAGCCTGTCCTTCAGTTGGTGCAAACAAACCAACCCACAATCCATCTTTAAACTTACCAAGCAAGTCAGGATACAATTTAGCAAGACGAGGTAATAAAATCATCAAAGTTGCTACAGTGTCTGCAACGGTTTCAGATTTACCTGACTGACGTGCTGCTAATGCAGTTATTTCTTCACCATCATTAATAATTACAGACTCAATTACACGACGTGCTAATGGTTTTTGATACGGGTGTAAATCGTGACCAACAAGAACAACAAGAAAGTCCATGATTTTATCTATGAGTTTTTCAACAAACTGTTGAGAGAGTTCATCTAAATCATCTTCAACTTCAGTAGGTTGTTGTTCTTCATCGTCACTTGCGTAAAGTTCGGGATTAATTTCCTCAAACTTTTCATCATCAAAATCTATAGTCATTTAAGTCCTTAAACAGAGAAGCCCACCGAAGTGGGCCACCCCGCGTTCTTCAAGGGAGAGAAGTGAAGACGAGATAAGTATAGCGGTAAAAGTCATCGACGTTTCAGTTCCTTAATAATTTCTAGTAAGGCTTCTGCTCCTAATTCTGAATCCATTAATAACTCTTTATTAGATGACCTTTGCCATCCTGTTATTTCTTTGCCAATAATATATAAAGCGTTTTCTGCCCAACTGACTAACTCAGGAGTAGGTAAGTTAGAGATACGCTTCTGTATCTTCGTCTGGGGCTGGTGTCCATCCTGCTTTTTCCGTAAAATCCTCATAAGTTACATCCCTCCGTTTTAAAGCCGAGTTTAGTGCATCTTCTTCGTTTTTAGACCCCTGCCATTTGCCTACAACTAAAATGTATTTAAAAGGGAGTCTGACCATAAGAGGTTCTCCAAAACGGTATGGAGCAGTGATTTCTTGGGTCCAACCCTTTGTCTGTATCTTTTTATTCCAAATCAAAGGTTGACGAATGATTTGTACAAAATGCTGTGTTCCGATGTCGTAGACCTTTGGCATTGTTTACCGTTTCTTTTTGTTGCCTTTGCTGGATTTTAATGCTGTTGTTTTTTGTTTGTTTGCTTTTGACATAGGTATTAACCCTTGCTTTTGTTTGTCACGACCTACCTTGCCACCAGTTTTAGTAGCACGGTTGTCATACTCAAAAAAGATTTGGTTAGTACGAGCAATACGATACAGGGTTTCACGAGCATAAGTAGGAACGCTGCCCATATCTGCAAGGCCGTGTGGGTGGCTATTTAAGTAACGAAGTATAAAACGACCCTTGGAATAAGCAGCCTTAAAGGAAGACCATAGGCTTGGCTTAACATCATGGTAGTTATAAAAAGTACCGTCACGAAACACTACGGTTAAAACTTCTCGTTTTCTATCATAACCCGCAGCAACTGTGCGAGGTCTTTTGTAATTCATTGTTGACGTTGGAATAATGCTTAGTGGTGCTGGGCCATCGGAGTAATCACGAGGGTCATCAGCAAAGTTTGTTCCTGCAGGTCCCTTAGATAAATCATAAGGGTCATAATAATTTCCAGCCTTTTCATAATCTTGAAGGCCTTCAGATAAATCATCTTCTACATCTTCATAGTCATCATGATAAATCGCCATGGCATCAAAGTATTCTGAGCCAGGTGCAATAGGGAGTGCTCCTGGTAAAGAGTTAAACACGTTAACCTTTGAATCCAGGAGACTCCCCATGCCTTGAACTTCTTGTCTAGAAATTCCGTACATGTCGGCTGTAGGGTCGAGATTGCTCATCAAACTTGATGCAGAGGGCATTGGAGTGGTCTGACGACCACCGCTACCAGCATTTCTTGCTACAGCCATTTAATTAACTCCTTAGACTAAGACTACGCTGCCCAAGGTGTAATTGTTACTGCTGCACCTGGTGCGGTTGTTGCTGCACCACCTGCGATTGACTGAGACTTGATTGTTCCAGCAGCACCCTTTAGTTGTGTACCAGGTGTGATTGCACCTGAGTCTGCAACAGTCCATCCTGAACCAGCGATAATCAGTGTGGTTCCTGAGCCACCAGTTACAGACCATGTACCAACAAGTGCTGTTGGGATACCTGTACCTGCAGTGATAGTTACCTTAGTACCTACTGCCCATGTACCTGTTCCTCCAGCAATTGTTACAGTTGCTGCAGAAGTTGTGGTGACGTTAATACGAGTTGGTTGTGTAGCAGTGTTTGTTGCTGCTGAAGCAGTTGTTACTGTAAGACCATTGTCTGCCAATACGTCTGCTGCATTTGCTGTTGTGAAACCAAGCACATTAGTTACTGCAACGTAGTTAGTTGAACCTGCTACGTCAGAACCTGTTGTGTTTGCTGTAAATTGTGGGAACCCACCCCAACCTGATTCTAGGTTGATGTGGTCGCCAAGTGATAGGTCTAAGCGGGTTGTACGAGAATCGTTTGGTTGTGGAGCCATATTGCCCCATGCAAAATCAATTGCGATTTCTCCTGCGGTGTCTAATTGAGCACCTGCGTTGTTTGTTGCCATTTATATTTCCTCACATGTGTGGTTGTTTAATTGCTCTCTGTATAACACATCGTCACAGTCGCGACATCTAAAAAGACGAACGGTATCGAATGCTTCATGTAAGGAGTCCGAATGGTCGTTACCGTATTCAACCTTTGGTCCAGCGAGAACTTCAGGTGGAAATGGCCCTACAGGTGAATGAGCACTTTCAGGAACGGGGTGTCCCTGTACTGCAAATTTTCTTACAACTTTCATCAGGCATCTGGCTGAACGTCAGAAACTTTTTTTGCTTTCTTAACAGGAGCCTCTGGCTCTTCTACAGGAACATCTGACTCTTTAACTCCAGAAAGTATTAAAGTTGCATCTCTAACCTCTGCTTTAGAAGAATCAAGTACATCTAAAAGACCTGCAATTTGACGGTCTCTTAAAAATGAAGGCAAGCAAACATTGCAATACTGAAGTGTAGATGCTGGACTTGGTGCATAGGTGTATTGAGCCGTGTTTTCACAATTAACGCATTTCATAGTTTTCTCCTTAACAATCCCACTTGCGTAATGCTAGTGCTTTTCTAGTTGGTTTTCCGTTTCGTTCCATTGGTCCTGGCATTCCGCCCATACGTGCACAGAATGATTTACGACGTGATGCGTCTTTTGGAGAACGTGCTGCTCTTTCTCTGGAGACAGGTGGCTTTAAATTTGAACCAGGGTTTTCACGTTCGTAGGCTTTACGCCCCTTTTCGTTAAGACCACCTTTTGGGTTCTTACCTTCTTTACGTTGCCACGCTGCTGATTTTGCCATAATTATTTTTTCTTACGGGGACGAGGTGCTGCTTTTTTAGCAGCAGCCTTTTTAGCAACTGGTGCTGGAGCCATACCTTTGTTATCTGGATGGTCGGGGTTCTTCATGATTTTTCCACCAGGACCTTGAATTACTTTAGGAATAAAAGCACCTGCAGTTTGTGCTGGGGCTGTTGACGCAGCAGTTGCTTGTGGTGCTTCAGGAGCAGAAGGTGCTGGAGATTGACTCTGTGCAGGTGCTGCTTCTGTGTAGGGATTGAACTTTGCTTGAATATCCCCGACTTTAAATTCACTTACTCTTCCTCTTTTACCAATAGAGTTTACTGCACGAGTTTTTGCTCTTAACTCTGCAACGGTATTTGCACTAGATAATGCAGAAGTATTTAATTCATGGTTTTGTTCAGCAGTTAAGCGTTCCATACCTTGTGCATGTCCTGTACGAAGTGTACGCATATCGTGACGGCGTTGTGCTGCTGCATCACGAGAACCTGTTGTTAATTTTTCAGTTTGCATTGCTTGACGAACAGAAAGGTCACGACGTTGCATTCCAGATTCGTGTCGTTGTTTCATTCCTTGAAGGTCTTTGTTATAACCGTGTTGACGTTCGTTACGAACACTTGTCAATGCGTGGTTAGCAGCAAGATACGCCATGTCTCTACGACGGTCCTGGGCACCTTTAAACATGTTGTCAATGCCATCTGCAATCGGCTTTACAATGTTAGGCATTCCACCTGGTGGAGGACCCATAGGAATCTGGTTCATAGTCATGGCTACAGTTTCTCCTAAAAGTCTTTCTTTGTGGGGCTAATCTGTTTAATTGCTTCTAATAAAACAATCTGATTTTGACTACGGGTAATTTCAGCCTCTTCTAGTTTCTTTTCCAGTTTGTCCTGACGTTTCTCAAGACGAACCACAACGTCTTTTACAGACTTTCCGCCATTGTGAGTCAATTCCCCATCAAGTTTATTAAGACGAGCCATTACCCCTGGAACAGCGTCACGACCAGGAACAGCCTCTTCGCCTTCCCAATCAGTGATGAATCGACCCCATGTTTTAAAGAGGTTATTAATCTTTTTAATTAAGGGATACAAGAGAGCACTTCCTCCTCCTAAGATGCCGAGAATTAAGCCGACAGTTTCGAGAGTGCTCATCTTGTATACCTTTACCTAGTTACTTACTTTTTCTTAACTGCTTTTTTAGAAGCGGTTGTAATTTTCTTTGATACTTCGGTTGCTGCTTTTTCTGCAATAAGACC